ATGATGTTAATACAGCCTGCCGGCACGGTCGCCGAGGACTACAGCAAACGGCGAATCGCACCGATGATCTCCGCCTGTCCGACGCTGCGCGATAAGGTATATAAGGCGCGCGGGCGCGACGCGGGGAACACCATTACGATGAAAACATTCCCAGGCGGAAGTCTTGCGATTATCGGGGCCAACTCTCCGGCAGACCTTTCGTCAAAGCCCGTCCGCTATATTTTCATGGACGAGACCGACCGTTTTCCGCCCAGTGCGGGGACAGAGGGCGACCCGCAGGAATTGGCAGAGCGCCGTACCGAGACTTTTCGCCATAACAGAAAGATCGTCAAAACAAGCACGCCGACCATAAAGGGGAAAAGCAAGATTGAGACGGATTACATGAACGGGACACAAGAGGAATGGCACACGGAATGCCCTCATTGTCACACCTACAGCTTTATCCGCTTTCAGGACATCCATTTTGAGAAAGAGGATTACAAGAACGAGCGCGGCGACGAGGACTACCTCGTGAAGTCCGTAGCTTGGCGCTGCCCGGTATGCAAGCGCGATATCGGAGAATTTGAAGCTAAACGGCTGCCCGCGAAATGGGTAAGCAACAATCCGAAAGCCCTCAACAACGGGATCCGCAGCTTTCGACTGAACGCTTTCATGAGCCCGTGGAGCGATTGGAAAGATATCGTGTGGAAATTCCTCAAAGCCCACAAGGACGCTGAAAAGCTGAAAACCTTTTATAACACCATCCTGGGCGAAACGTGGGAGATCCGGGAGAGCAGCGGCCTCGCCGAAAAGCTGTATAACCGTCGCGAGCACTACGACGCCGAAGTGCCGACGGGTGTGCTTGTCCTGACGATGGGAATAGATACGCAGGATAACCGTCTGGAGTATGAGGTTGTCGGATGGGATCGCAGCGAACAGAGCTGGGGCATCAGCCGCGGCATTATTCCAGGCCGAGCAGATGCCCCCGGCGTATGGCAGGAAGTGGACGAGTTGCTTGACCGTGAATGGAAGCTCGGAAACGGCATGAAAATGCGCATCCTTGCGACGTTCATAGATTCAGGCGGCCACTTCACACAGGACATATACAAGCAATGTGCGCGCCGCGCAAGCCGCCGGATATGGCCCATCAAGGGCGAGGGCGGCGAAGGAAAACCCTACTGTCGCCCCATGAAGCGCAGCGGAGGCAAAAACGAGGGAACAAAGTTTGTCCTTGGCGTCGACGCCGGAAAAGAGGGCATCTTGTATGCCGCGAGCGCTACTGCAGAGAGCAAGGAGCCGGGGCCGACCATCATGCATTTTCCCATCGACCAGCGCGCAGGGTACGACATGGAATACTTCAAGGGCCTGATCTCCGAGCGCATGACCATCCACCGCAGGAGCGGCCAAAGCGTAATCGCGTGGGAAAAGATATACGAGCGCAACGAGCCGCTTGACTGCCGAAACTACGCGCGCGCAGCCTTCCGCTATTTCAACTGGAACTTTGAGAAGATCGAAAGAGCTTTGTCCGGAACTGAGGAGCCAGAAATCATCACAAAGACGGAAGAAACCAGACGGAAACAGCGCCGCATTGTGAGCCGGGGAATCCAGGTATAGAGGAGTTGATTGAATGAGCCTACTCGCAAGTGCTTTTTCCGTGGCTGAGCTGACGGAAATGCTGACCGCATGGAAGGATTGCTACAAAGCATTGGCCACCGGGCAGGCAAAGTATTACCGCATCGGTACACGGGAATTTCAAGCTTTCGACCTGGACGCTGTTTTAAAGCAGATTCAGGACATTCAAAACGCCATTGACGAAAAGAACGGGACGAGCAAGCCGCGCGTGAAGCGCGTGGTATTCAGGGATTTGTAAGGAGCGTGATGGAGCATGAGCAGTAAAGACCCCACTTTTCGGGAGCGCGCCTTATTTCTGTTTAACCCCAAAAAGGGAAACGAAGCATACCGGGAGCGCATCAAGCGCGAACGGGAGCAGGAATCCACTGACAGCAAAAATGCCGCGCCCCGTATGAGCTACGGGAGCCATGGGGCGAGCACAACGCTCAACAGCCTTGTTGGGTGGATTGTGGACGCGGGAAACGCGGAGGACAATATCGACCTGTTTTCCTCTACCCTGCGGCAGCGATCGCGTGACCTGTTTGCCGGCGGCGGCCTCGGCCGAAGCGGTCCGATGTCGCTCTCAACGTCCGTTGTCGGCTGGGGCATTCAGCCGAAGCCAAAAATTGACGGAGATTATCTTGGTATGACGGACAAAGCGCGCGAGGAAGCCGAACGAAATATCCTGCGTGAGTTTCGCCTTTGGGCCGACAACGCCATGTGCGACGCAGAACGGCAGCAGAACTTCTTTGGCCTGCAGCAGCTCGCCTTTTTGTCCATGCTGGTAAGCGGCGACGTGTTCGCCCTGTTCGGGATGGAGGCCAACAAGCGGACGCCCTATCAGACGACGATCCGCCTGTTGGAAGCAGACCGCATTTGTACGCCGGACACCTCCGGCGAAAGCGCAAGCAAGGAAGTCGAAGGCGGCGGCCGCATCATCGACGGCGTGGAGATCAGCAAGTCAGGAGCGGTCATTCGCTATCACATTGCCAGCCGCAGCCCGCTTGCCGGAAACGACAGCAGCGAATTGACGTGGCAAAGGATCGAGGCGTTCGGAAAAGAAACCGGATACCCCAATATCCTGCACATCATGACGCACGAGCGCCCGGAACAGCGGCGCGGCATCCCGTTTGTGGCGGCGGAGATCGAGGCGATCAAGCAGTTTTCCCGTTATATGAACGCAGAGCTTGCCGCAAACGTCGTTTCCGCCATGCTGACGGCTTTTATTGTCACGGACGGTGACGACGGCAAGCCGGGCATGGAGGACGCCGTAAACGAAGAGGAAAAGATCAGCGACGATGATCTGAGCATTGAGCTTGCACCCGGCGCGGTCTACGAGCTGCCGGAGGGGAAAGACGTCAAGACGGTCAACCCTCTGCGCAGCAACAGCCAGTTTGAGGCATTCGTGAACACTACGCTCATGGTAATCGGGGCGGGCATGGGCGTGCCGAAGGAAAAGCTCATCAAGAAATACGAAAGCAATTACACCGCGGCGCGGGCGGCCCTGCTGGACTTTTGGTGCACCGTGCGCGTCTATCGGACGCTTTTCAACACCATGTTCAACCAGCCTGTTTATGAGCAGTGGCTTGCCGAAGCCGTAGCAACCGGACGCATTGAAGCGCCCGGTTTTTTCGATGACCCGGCCGTGCGCAAGGCATGGAGCGGGTGCAGTTGGATAGGCGCGAGCATGGGCCACGTCGACCCGAAGAAAGAGGCGGAGGCTGCGACGCTGCGTATCGCAAACAACATCACGACCCAAGAGCAGGAGGCCAGCGAGTATAACGGCAACGACTGGGCCGCGAACATCCGCCAGCGCAAGCGCGAGGTTGAGGCGATGCGCGAAATGGGGCTTGACCCAGACGCACCGAAGCAGGCGACGCCAACAAAAAATGACGACGAGGAGGACGACGAATAATGCCCGACAGAACGTGTTTTCAGATTCGGTGCAGTGCACCGCGTATGACGGCTGACAGCGACGAAGCCGAGCTGATGCTTTACGGCGAGATCGTACCGGATTACGGGAAGTGGTACAAGGAAAACTACCCGAACGACAAGAGCGCTGCCGACTTTGACAAGGCAATCAAGGAAATCAAGGAGAGCGGCAAAACACACCTGCTGCTGCGAATCAACAGTCCTGGCGGCATCGTGACCCAGGCGATCGCCATGAGAACAATCCTCACGGCGGCGGCCTTCGAAAAGGTCACGGTCCGCATTGAGGGCCTTTGCGCAAGCGCCGCGACCTTCCTTGCCGCCTATCCCGGTGCAACGGTGCAGATGGGAGAGGGCAGCGAATACATGATCCACAACCCGTGGGGCGGCTGCTGGGGCGGCGCGGAAACCCTGGAAAACTATGCCAAGCGACTGCGCAACATTGAGCAGACAAGCCGGGAGTTCTACGCGCAGCGCACCGGACAGAGCGACGAGCAGATCAAGAAGTGGATGGACGCGGAAACGTGGTTTACCGCAAAGGAAGCTCTGGAATACGGCTTTGCCGATGAAATACTGGAAGCAAAGCCAGACGACGAAATGCCGATGGTTGCCTGCGTAAGCGACGAGACCATGGCCGTCATGCACGGGCTGTATCAGGCCGTGCCGAAGCAGATCGCTGTGCAGAAAGCGCAGCAGCCGAGCGAGGAGGCCGAAGAGCCTGCCCCGCCCGAATCCGTCAGTAACGGTACTCCTGTTGCCGGGGCGCCGACTGAAATAAAAAACAACGAGGAGGAGCAACAGCAAATGGATCTCAACAATCTCACCGCCGAACAGCTCCAGGCGCAGAACCCGGCCCTGTTCGATCAGATGCGGCAGAGTGCCATCGAAGCCGAGCGTCAGCGGGTGGAGGATATCGACGCCCTGACGCTTCCCGGCTATGAGGCAATGGCCGCGGAGGCCAAGAAGGACGGCACTTCCGCTTTGGACTTCCAGAAGCAGATCGTGGCGGCGCAGAAGAAGAAAGGCACGGACTTTCTGAAGCAGCGCAAGGAGGAAACCAAGCCCGCCGAGAACGTGGCGGGGGCCGCGGCTACTTCCGGCAAGACCGAGGAGCAGGAGATTGCCGACAACGCGAAGGATATTGCCGAGTACGCCAAGCAGTACGCGAGCAATGCCAACGCCACCATGTACTAAGAAAGGAGCAGCAACATGAGCGAGCTTTACAAGAAAATCGGCGAGAGCGGCTATGACCAGCTTCTTGCCGATCCGCAGGGCGCGGACGTCATTGCCGTTCCCTGTGAGCCGGGCAACGGCGATATCAAGCGCGGCACGATTCTGTACCGCAAGGCGTCCGGCCTTTGGGCTCCGGCTGCCGCCGCGCAGATCGTGAACACCAACCAGCTTGTCGTGCTGAATGAGGACGTTGCCACCGGCAACGCCCCGGCGAGCGGCACGACCGTAACCGCAGAAGACGCCGCCGCTTATCGCGCCGGGCGCTTTATCGCCGGACGCGTGACCCTTGCCGCCGACGCCGCGCTGACCGAGGCCCACAAGGTCATTCTGCGGCAGCAGGGCATCGTGTTTGACCAGAAGGAGAACACGAGCACCTTCACCAACACCGTGACCGGCGCATAAGGCCGGACAATCTGACGAAAGGAGCAAGACTATCATGCCTCTTGACATTTATTCCACCCGTGCGCAGCTCGCGGCCATCGAGCAGATGCCCCGCGAGTATTCCGCACTGTTTGACTTCTTCGCCCACGACGCGGGCACCGTCGAGGACGACAAGGCCATCTACGACTACCGCAAGGGCAGCCGCCGCATGGCTCCGACCGTGCATCCCGGTACCGGCGGTGTTCTGATGGCGCGCGACGGTTACGAGACCCGCGAGATCGGCTTCTGCTGCATCGCACCGGAGCGCATCATTGAGAACGACAACCTGAAGGGGCGCGTTTTCGGCGAGCAGATCCTTGGCGCGATGACCCCGCAGGAGCGCGAAAAGCGCCTGCTTGCGCGCGACCTGACCGACATGCGCAAGGCCATTCAGCGCCGCTATGAATGGATGGTGCGCCAGGTGCTTCTCACCGGCAAGCTGCAGGTATTCAACTACACAAACGAAGGCCGCGGCATTGCCCCCTCCATGGTGGCCGACTACGGCTTTACCAACTTCTTCACTCCCGGTGCCAATAGCGCCAACTGGGATCAGCCGGGCGCGAAGATCGACGACGACATGCGCGAGATCTTTGATCTCGTGTATGAGGGCCTTGGCTATGTTGACCGTATCTGGATGGCTCCGAACGTGGCAAGCGCGTTGATCCACAACAGCGACTATATCAAGCAGTTCGACGGCCGCAACATCGACATGGGCAAGCTCAACACCCAGTATCGCGGCTCCGGCGTGCGCTTCATCGGATGGAACGGCGACGGCGTGGAAATGTACTCCCTGTCCGGGACGTTCGTTGACGACGACGGCGTTTCCAAGCCCATCACCCCCGCCGGTAAGCTGATTGCCGGCAGCGGCGACCTGATGAACGTGTTCTTTGGCCCTGTTACCCAGGTTGAGGAGACCGGCCCGAACGCGCAGCACAAGACCTACATCAAGAAGCAGGTTCCCCTGCGCTACGGCAGCATCGACGGCAACGCCATCAAGAACCGCCTGACCTCCTGCCCGACGGTCGTGCCTCAGAACGTGGACGGATGGTGCGTGGCGACTGTTCTCTAAGGAGGAAGTGCCATGTACGTTGCCAAACACTATATCGGACGCGAGTATGTCCCGGGGGAGGTTATCACAGAAGACCTCTCCCCGGATGTTATCGAGCGATGGTTGAAAGCTGGGGCCATCGAAAAGGTACCCGGGTATGAGCCGGTTGAGCAGGACAATATCGACGGCGGAAACCAGAAAACCGACGCCGAGGGCGGCGAAACCGAGAGCGAAGCCGGCGCTGAAACGCCGGCAGACGGCGAAGCCATTGCCGACACGCTGATCGACGACGAAAATGAGGACGCCGAAATTGACGAGGAGGCCGAGCCCCCTGAGATCGACGCGGCGGACGGTATCATTACCGCACCTGCCCGGAAGACCGAAAGCAAGCGCGGAGGCCGCACCGGGGGAGGCAAGGGCAAATGAGAGTGAAGATTCTCGCCACCGGCAAAATCGAGGAGTATAACGACAGCTTCGGCGCGCGCCTGATCGAACAGGGGCGCGCCGTGCTTGCGCCGGAGAAAAAGCCCGCAGCGAAGAAACCCGCCTCGGATCGAAGCGGAAAGGAGTGATCCCGCATGGCGCTGAAAGACAGAATTGCGGCTGATAACACCCGCGTCTTTATGAACATGGAGCACTTTGCGGAAATCCACTATTGGAACGGCGTCGAAATCACCTGCGTTATGGATGAGGAGCTTGCCATCAAGCGGAAGAACAACAACGTCAACGATATCTCCTGGGACAACAATGTTCGGGAAATCCTGTTTCATACACCGTTGGCGAATTTCCCGGGTGGCATGGAGCCGGAGCCCAATACGCAGATTCTTTTTGACCGCAAAACCATGTGGGTACGGGAGAGCCACCACAACATGGGGATGCTGGATATTCTTCTTTCAGAGCGGGATCCGAGGGAGCTGATCTAATATGCGCACAAGTGAAAGGCTGCGAGGCCTGAAAAAATGGCTGATCGAAGAGGCGTGCAAGGGTCGCGAAATGAAAGCCCCGGGGAAGAAAATGGACCTTGGCCAGATCATTACCGTGGAGCCGACCTGCTATCTCGCATGGGCTCCGTCCAGACTGGACAAGGGGCAGTTCCAGACCGAAGCGGAAACCATCTGCCCGGGTCTGCTGATTATGCCGAAGAAAGCGTTTACCAAGTACACCGAGGAAAAACGCTTTGACCGGTACAGCAATATCCACCGACCGCAGGAAATGGGGCAGCACCTCGCCGTCGATATCCTCTTCTCCGTCTATGAGCCGGGAACCCGTTTGCCCGGGTTCATCGACAGCATCAAGGAGACCGGCGAAGGGGCAGATATGTCCTTGATTCTGGAGGCGACCGAGCAGGGGCTTCTCACCCTGTTTAACTGGATGGACGACGTTCAGGAATTGCTGATAGGGCAAAAAATGATCCCCCACACCGATCTAACGGTGGAGGAGGATTCTTTGACCTACAGCCTCTACATGGATCAAAACTACGTTGTTGACCGGCGCCCCATCTATTACGGCTTTGTCAGCGTAGATTTTCTTTGCTACGCGAACGAGCGAGCAAACAACGACTATGAAAAATATCTGAATTAAGGAGGAAAACACACTATGTCTGATTATCTGCACGGTGCTTACGGCCAGATCCAGGCCGTCGGTACCCGCGTTGCGGACAGCAGCCAGAGCGCGGTCGTGTATGTCGGCACGGCCCCCGTTCAGACGGTGGAGGGCGGCGCGAATAACGTCAATGTTCCTGTTGTTGTGAACAACATCGCCGAAGCCCGCAAGCTCTTTGGCTACAGCGAGGATTGGGCGAGTTATACGCTGTGCGAGGCTATGCACGTCCACCTTGAAAACGGCGGTGTCGGGCCGCTGATTCTCATCAACGTGCTCGATCCCCGCGTGCACAAGGCCGCATCCCAGACCAGCAAGAATCTGACCCCCAACAACGGCCGCGTGATTATCACCAACGCCGAGAACATCTACATGGACAGCGTGACCGTCAAGAGCGGGAGCGGCGAGGGCACCGTTATCAAAGTCAAAGGGACCGATTACAGCATCGCCTACAACGGCGCCAAGAAGCAAATCGTGATCCAGGAGCTCGCCAGCGGCGCACTTGGCACGGATGCGCTGACGATCACCTATGACACTGTAACGCCGAGTGCCGTCACCGCCGAAACCCTGATCGGCTCCAGTGACGGCAACGGCCTGAACACCGGCATCTTTGCCATCAAAAACGTGTATCAGGCGACCGGCTTCATTCCGGCCTACCTTGCCGTCCCCGGCTTCTCTTCTGATCCCGCGGTGCACAGCACCATGTATCAGAACAGCGTTAAGGTCAATGAGCACTGGGACGTGTATATGCTCGTTGATCTTCCTATCATTCACAACAACACGGCTATCACGCTCGAGACCGCAAACACGTGGAAAGAAGCCAACGGCTACAACCACGAGAATGAAACGGTGTATTTCCCGATGGCACAGGGGGTCGACGGCAAAATCTATCACCTGTCCGTGCTGGCCGCAGCAAACTTCCAGAAGCTCCTCCTGGAGCAGGACGGCATTCCCTGGAAAACGGCGAGCAATACCGAGTGCGCCATCATCGAAAATCTGTGGCTGGGTGAGAACTATAAGGGCCGCGTGTTTGATGATTCGATCATCAACAACAAGCTCAATAAGTTTGGAATTGCCTCCGCCGCATACGTCGGTGGTCGTTGGGCTATTTGGGGCTGCCACAGTGCCGATTACAACCAGGTAGACGGCGACCAGATCAACGTGGCAGAGACCAACCGCATGATGCTCTACTACATCAGCAACGACTTCCAGCACCGCCGTACCGGCGACGTGGACAAGCCCATGACAGCCAACGACATGCAGACGATCATTGCGGAGGAGCAGACCCGCCTTGACGCGCTGCTGAAAATCGGCGCGCTGATCTATGGTGAGGTACATGCGAACGCCTCTGCTGATGCCAGAAGCGACATGATGCAGGGCGACTACTCGTTCGTGTTCAACGTGACGACCGCGCCGCTCGCCAAGAGCCTGACGGCGGTCGTCAACTGGACCGACGACGGCTTTGTCACCTACTTTGAGACTGCGGAATAAGGGGAAAGGAGGAAGCAACCATGCCGAGTAAAGTTTATAACAACATCGAGGGCCACCGGCTCCTTGACAACAAGAGGATCTGCGAGGACGTGACCAAGATCGGCCTGCCGACCATTTCCCACCCGACGACGACTATCAGCGCTGCCGGGATGGCCGTTGATGTGGATATGCCGAACACGACCCACCTTGACGCGATGGAGTTCTCCATTACCCACAACAACGGCGTCAACTGCAAGTATCTGAGCGATCCCGGAAAGCACACGATGGAGCTGCGCGCGGTGCGTCAGCGCTATACGGTGGCGAAAGGAGAGATCGAGCACGAGAGCGTGAAATATCGCGTTGTCGGCGTCACGAAAGAGACGCAGAAAGGCGACATTGAAACCGGTTCTCCCTACGGCACCACAGTCAAATATTCCCTTCTCCGCTATGAGGAGGAGATCGACGGCAAGGTCGTGACCATCATCGACGCGATGGCTGGCATCATCAAGTACAATGGCAAGGACTTCACCAATGTTGTGGAAAACATGCTGAAGTAAGTCAACCGCCCGGAGGCAATACGCCTCCGGGTTTTTTCCAAGAGGTGAGATTATGAATATTGCGCAAGCAAAGCAAAAGCTGATCTCCTGGGCGAAGGCACAGGTCGGGACGCGCGAGGGCGCGAACAACTGGAACAAATACGCGCAGGATCAACGCCTGCAGCAGCTTTACGGCTGGAATGCTCAGAATCAGCCGTGGTGCGATCTGTTCACCGATGCGGCGTTTGTCGAGTGCTTCGGCCTTGAAAAAGGCGCGGCCATGACCTATCAGCCTATCGGAGGGGGCAGCGCCGCGTGCCGCTATTCCGCGCAGTTTTTCAAAAATGCGGGAGCTTGGTACAGCACGCCGGAAGTCGGAGATGTTATTTTCTTCTACTATGACGGCGAGATCAACCATCAAGGACTTGTAGAAGCCGTCCTTGAAAACGGGCGTGTCGTTCAGACGATCGAGGGCAACAGCTCAGACATGGTGGCCCGCCGTCATTACGCGGTTGGCGAGCCCAACATTGCGGGCTTTGGACGGCCTAAGTGGTCTGTGGCCGCAAGTGACGGCGAGAGTGAAAGCGCCCCTGCCGACGGAGGCGCGGGGGAAGCGTCTGCCCAGGCAGAAGAAGATTACCGCATTCCAGACGCACAGTATCACAGCTACGTCTACAAAGTCGATTTGAATCTGTTGAAGATCGGCGACAAGGGACCGCAGGTACAGAGTCTGCAGCTGCTCCTTAAGGGCAAGGGATTCCCGTGCAGCGACGACGGAAGCTTTGGCAAGGAGACCTATGATGCACTGACAAGCTTCCAAACCGCCGCCGGCATTCTGGTAGACGGGGAGTGCGGCGGGCAGAGCTGGGCCGCGCTTGTCAACTA